CCACCTTGTATTCCTTCGTTAAGAACCGGCCAAGGAGTAGGTATAGTTGGTCTATAGTTCTCTCTATATCTACTTTCTATATCCTTATTGTACTCATGTCCAATATTTTTATCCATACCAGCTTTCATAGCTTTCTCTACTACATTTCTGATACCGTCAAAATCACCTTCTTTAAGTAAATCAGCAGAATTAAGTATTGCTGCTTTCATTTCTTGGTTTTTACAGAAGTTAGTAAACTCTTCTTGAACGTACTCTAAATCATCTTGGGAAGCAGCATAAGAATTTCTCAATTCCTCTTTTAAAGCTACTTGTAGGATATCATTATCTAGTTTTTGAAGCTCTACTTTTAAAACATCCATAGTCACAGTAGTGTGGTAGTTGTCGAAATATCTCATAATTTCGTTAATAATCCACTTATGTGCATCTGAATCGAAGTAGTCTTCAGTTAAAACATCTCTTACGTTTAATAAGAACGTTTTATCTGTCAGTAATGACCCTAAAACTTTTAATTGAAACCCCTTTCCGTATTGTTGTAAACTCTTTAATGTCATATTATAACCTTTATTTCAATATAGTTAATTTTAATTTAATAAGCAACTGTTTTAGTGTATATATTTACTAAAAGAGCAGTTTATTTTACTGTTGTGAGTCCTCTGAAGTTCTCTAACCATCCTTCGGTATTTTTTGTAATACCTTCAATTTTATCCTGCTCTAACTGCCTTAGAAAAGCACCTGTTTGCAAGTCCGGAAGTGATGCTCTAAGAACATCCATAACATACTCCTTCTCTTTATCGTCTAAATCAGAGACATTCAAGTCCATAAGTTTAAAGTTGGTTTCAACTCTATCCCATTCCGTTATAATTTTAGGAAATATTTTCTTAAACTTCTTCTCTTCTAATTTTTCAGCACATACATCGTATACGTACTCTAGACTCATATTAGGTTCTTTAGCTAGTTTAGGGAACTCTGAAAGTATGGTTTTTATACCTAATCCTTTTACTCCTGCTAAATTATCGGAATTATCTCCTAATAACGCTTTAACTATGTTGTAATTTTCCGGTAATACCTTAAGTTCATCGAATATATTACTCTCAGTAAAGGTTTTCTTTTTGATAGGTGCATATACTTCAACAGTATCATCCACTAACTGTAAAAAATCCTTATCTGATGAAATAATAGTGCACTTTTTAACATTACTAATTGAAGCTCTTTTAGCAATATATGCTATTATATCGTCTGCTTCTAATTTCTCCATCATTAACTGCTGGACTGGTAAGCAATCTAGATAGTCTTGCGTTCTATGCAATTGTCCAATAAGAGCTTCCATTTCTTCCTGTTTACTGTCATAAAGTCCCCAGTGGGTTATCCTACTGGTTGCTCTTTGAGCTTTGTAATTAGGGTCAATGTTCTTTCTATTAGCAGAACCTCCTTTACCATCCCAAACTATTATCACTCTGGTAGGATCGAATATTCTGGTAACGTACCCTAGAGAGCGAAGGAAGCCCACCAGGCCTCCGATATGTGCGCCTGATGGGTTCATCGCCTTGAGAAGAGAGAAACTACGAATTAACATATTCATAGCATCTACGATCAAGATATGATCGTTCAACTCACGGGGTGGGGTCTCTTTTAAATTGTTGAGTATATTTTCGTATGCCATTAATCTAGTAAATTAGGAGATATTGGTGTTTCTTCTAAATCTCCTTCTTCAATAAGATCAAAGTCTACAGATCCAACTAATTTTAGCCAGTGAGCTTTGTGAGCATCTCTATACTTATCAATTGCTTTCTTATCATCTTCAATAAAGCCGTGTTGAGTCATTACAATTCTACCTCTAGACTGTACTCCTCCGATATGGTTTTTCTCTACTTGAACGTTAGTACGTTTAGCAAACTCAACTTGCATACCGTTTTTAATTGCTTTTATTTTAGAAGTTCCTGGGTTGGTGATATTACCAAAAGTAATTACTAGAGTAGCATCGTACCACATAGACATACCTCCTTTATTTTGCAATTTAGGTTGTCCCATAGGGTGTTCTGGTTTCATAGTCCAGACTTTATTAATAGCTACCATAGTATTTGTATACGGTGAATTCTCTTTTCTAGATAATAGAATCTTTTGGTTAAGATTATTACCAAATTGAGTAGACATCGCACCAGCATTCCATTCGTTGTTATTCTTATTAGAACGTACTGATAAGTCACAAGGTACAGAACCAATACTATCCCAGAAGAAACACATATCATAAGGTAAGTTACCTTTAGCTTGTTCGTCCATAAGATCAGCAATATAAACTGCTACATCTTCGATAGTATTTAATTGACCTCTATCTGCATATAAAAAATGTCCTTCGTAATCCGTAACATTACCATGCTCATCTTTAGTCTCTTCAAACTGTAAGCCCATCTCTTTAGCATGGTCCCATGACCATTTCATCTCCGTAATAATGAAGACAGGCAGTATACCCATTTTCTGGGCATTGACTGCTGCTTCAATTAGAGCTGTTGTTTTTCCAGTATCACTATGTCCTCTTAAGAGAGTTATGTGACCAGTTGGAATACCGGGAAGAGAGGTAATGTCTTGAAAAGCTTTAGATAAAGGAATCCATCCTTGCTCTTTAAACTTTACGGAAGCATTCGAAAAACCTTTTTTCTTTTTAAAATTTCCTAAATTAAACGACTTCTGTACAGCAGCAGTCGCTCTTGCTTTTACTTCTTCTTTCTTTTTTGCCATGTTTATTCGTTAAATAGATCATCAAATTTACTTACTGTGTCTTTGTTGCCAGCCGTAGCTGTTTCCAAAGTAAAGTCAGTTTTTTGTTGACCTAAGCTTTCTGGCAGTTTATCTTTAGCAGGTGTTTCAGTCGTTTCGTCTCCTGAACCTGGGTTTAGATAGTTTTGAAGTTGTTTTTTAATAAAATCATAATCGTATTGACTATGTACTTCTACTGGGTTAGGTTGAGTTTTTAACCAAGTATCTACTAAGTCGTTATTATCTGATAAGGGAGTTTGTTTAGGTTTAATCCTAACTGTAGTTTCAGGGTAAGGGTTACCTTGAGTTTGTTCAACTACCATATCCCATCCGTTGATTACATCTGTAAAATCTCCGATGTCTTCATCTTCTGCTAAAGCTAATAAAGCTTTATAAATAGTAATTCCGAATCCCCAAAGTCGAACTCCTTTGTCCTCCTCTCCTCTAACGATTACTGGAGCAAATATCCTAGTTTTAGGACTGATTTTCCCTGATAGAGACCAGTTATCTTTATCATTCGTTTTTCTTAACTCTTTAACAAACTCTTCAATAGGGTCTTGCTTACCAAAGTTAGATAGTGCTACCATCGGATACTTTCCGATTCCGTAGTGAAATTTCAATTCCTTAAAAGGAAATGCAGGGTCAAAAGCAGACGGTACAATACGTAACGTTTGTTTGCCCAGTTGTGGTTTCCAAAAAATCTTGGAGTAGTCAGTCTTTTCTCTATCCTGACCGTTGTTGTTTAAGGCATCTAGTTTAGCCTTGATTGCATTAATATCCATATATAACTAATTTTTAAATGTATTACTCTATTAATATAAGAATAAAAAATCAATTATCCAACTCTATTATGTTAAATAATTTAGTATTTATCCTTTTTAATTCTGGTCCTTTGGTTAAAAGTACGCAGTTTCTGTAATCCGCCCAATTGATCCTATAAGAAGAGTCAAGCTGTCCGCCATTGAGCTGTTTTATGAGTGTATTAAGAGCATTGATTGTGTAGAGGGTATTTGTTTCTTTCTTTCTATGAACCAAGATAGTATTATCTAAGAAAGCTGAGACATTACCGAAATCAACGTTATAAGTACATATATATTCATCTTGACTTTTAGAATAAAGTACAAAGATCTTACTATATATAATCTTATATCTTTCCTGTATTGAAGTAAGGACGTTTTCTAAATTCTCTTGGGTCGAAAACGTACAGAACAATTTGTTACTCATATCACCACTTAAAAAAATGTCGTCGAAATCATAATCGACTGAAAAATCCGTATCTACTCGCATTTATTATAAATATAAACTGTTCTACAAAACTAAATTTTTATTGTACTTAAATTTTACTGGATATTTTTTACCGCTTTCTAGTATATCTTTCAGTTCATTTAAAGTCTCTTTGCCGTCTTCTTTACTAAAATCAAATAAGATAGCATCATATGTATAAAGCGATATTTTAGTCTTTTTATTTCTTAAGTATCGCAGTACTTCTTTCAATATAAGAATATTATTTGAGGTTTCCAACGATTGCATCATATAATTCATTAACTTAGCTGGATGAGTGTCTTTAAGGTTGTTAGTAAACGGTTTTCCTGATTGAGGATTACTTACTACTCCTTTGTCTTTATAGACTGCCCACATATTATCAATATATTCCTGTATTAGTTTAAATATTTTTAAATTTTTATGTTCTTCTGGTATTTTACCGTATATAGCTTGAAAATTAATTTGTTTAGCTTCAATATACTGTTCATCAGTAATATCTTCAGTTCCAAAGTAATGTTTTGCTAGTTGCTTATGAGCAGACTCAGGGGTAAGTTCATATCCAATCTGATTACAAAGTAACCTAAGGTGATAACCATCAAAATCAAACTCAACAAAGTAATCATTGGTCGGGTGGAAACAGTTTCGATGCTGCTCACTTTTAGGTATAGCAGCGAAATTAACGCTGTTGAAAGCATTAGTAGGTCTGGAAGTAGCATTATATAAATTATAAAAGGTTAAAACTTTATTGTTCTTAATATTGTATACGGGATCTCTTGGAGTAAAGTTCTCCAGAAATTTATCATAATCTATTCCAATACCATGTTGCTCTAATAAGAAAAATACATTAGTAGCCGTATTATTATAAAAATCAAATCCAGAGGGGATTTCAATATCTAATACAGGACTTACCGCTTCATATGCTTTTTCACAAACTTCGAAATGTTTAGATATAGGTATTAGTTTATTAATATGTGGAAACTCCCTAAATTTATTATAAAAATAATTAACTGTGGAATTAGTTTTAGTTATGTCTAATCTTTCGTATTTTACCATACTATATACTAAAGATATATCTATTGCTCCCTGTAAATTAAAATGATAGAGTAGTTTTTTCTTATCTAATGTATATAGTTTATTGCATTTAGAAAGAATATCGTAGATACGTTGTTTATCTACATTGATACATTCTTCGTGGTCTATAGGAATTATATAGCCGTGTTGACTTTTTAGTATTCTTATGTAAACTGCTACTGTAGTTGTTAATTTAGGGTGATGAAGATCATGTGTAGGTATAATATCTACATAGCAGCCAAGCCTCATTAGCTTTTCTAAGCGTTCTAACTTGTAAGATTCTTCAACTATATAAAACATTATTATAACCTTTTATATAATATAAGAAAAATAAATTGAATTACAAACTAATAATAGTTATTTGCTGAATTACTTGTTAGATTGTTGTTGCCCATTGATGAATTATCAGAGTCACTTATTACTTCATCAAAGGATTGATTTAATCCTCCACCACCGCCACCGGTAGATCCTCCACCAGATGGAGAATTAGATTGGGAGATAGGGATAGTGGGTGCATTATTTACAGGCTCTGGTTTTAAGAATGCTTTTGGTTTAACTTTTGGAGGCCTCTGTATGTTAGGTCTCTGTTGCTTAATTATTCTAATCTTCTCTTTTTTAGGAAGTTCTTCAAATTTAAAACCTTTTATATCAGATTCTATATTAACGAATTTATCATACTCTGTGATAAAGGTATCTAATCCTGTTATATTAAAGGATATTTGTTTAGTATTAGATTTATTTCTAGTAATAGCTCCTTTATATAAGTAGCCTTGGCTAAATATGTCTTTAGCTGGTTTGGTTAGAATCCATTTTAAAATATCCCCTTTATAGTAATTCTTTTTGATTAATTTTGTATAGCTGTTATTTTTTACTTCTACTATCTTACCTGTAGTGAGGTTTTTAAGGAAATACCTTAACATAAAACCTCTTGCATAGTCTTCAGGGGTAGGGAATACTGTTTCAGATTCAAAAGGAGTTGATAC